CACTTATCGTGGTTTATGTGGTGGGACACTAATTTCGCGCACTTCCCCCACTATACTTGGTCTGCACTTGGGGGGTAGTACTGGCTCTGTACACGGTTGTGCAGGTGCTTTCTCAGCCAAAATGGTTGACACTGCGTATTCTAATTTGTATGCGCGTGAAGGTGTTTTATTCACTGGTTCATCCGAGCACTTTGAGGTGCAAGCATTTGGAAGAAAGCTATTCACAATAAGTGAACCCCATTACAAAAGTCCAATACACTACATGCCAAATCACTCACAGATTGCCTTTCATGGAACGACACAAGAGACAGTGAAGTTCAAAACTTCTGTGCGGAAAACCATTATTTCTAGTTCTGTCGTTGAAGTGATGGGCTTTCCCTATGTTTACAAATCACCGTGTGTGAAACCCAGATATAAACCTTGGCAGGATTGTTTGAGTGAGTTGGCCTCACCAGGTGTGTCTTTACCAATTGATCTACTGGAAATCGCCGTGTATGATTATAAAGAAGATTTGTTGCCATTGTTTGAGTCAGAATTGTGGAAGAATGCTAGACCCCTGTGCACACGTGAAAACATCTGTGGTATTCCTGGTATGAAGTTTATAGATGCAATAAAGCCGAATACTTCTATAGGATATCCCCTCAATTGTGTTAAGGAAAAGTACATGATTGATCTTGAACCAGATGGTACGTACCAGCATCCCAAAACATTTACTAATGAAGTGTTTACTGAAATAAGCAGGTGTGAGAATTTGTATCGCTGTGGGGAACGAGCTTACCCAATAGCCAAGGCAGCATTGAAAGATGAGGTGGTTACAAAGGACAAGTGTAGAGTCTTTTATGTAAATCCAATCTCTCTTACTTTTTTACTGCGAAAGTACTATCTTCCTATATTGAGAGTAATACAGATGAACCCCCTTGTTAGTGAGTGTGCCGTCGGCATAAATTGCCATAGTGAGGAGTGGAATCAATTTTACAATCATGCGATCCATTTTGGCGAAGATCGCTTGTTGGGAGGAGATTATAGCAAGTACGATCAAAAATTACCTTCGCAATTGCTGTGTGCCGCCTTTCGCATCTTAATAGATTGTGCTCGTGTTTGCAACTACTCAGCAATTGATATAGGAGCTATGGAAGCGATGGCTGGAGATGTGATATATTCTTGCATTTCTTTCAATGGCGATTTGATCTCGTTGAGTCAAGGGGGCCATATTAGTGGCAATTCTTTGACAGTGATATTGAATAGCATTTGTGGGAGTCTAAATCTTCGTTGTGCCTTTTACGATATGTATTATCCACAGTCGCTTCACACGCGTAGAAAGTTTAGAAATTGTGTTAAGTTGATGACATATGGAGATGATAATATCGGATCCGTTAGTTCAGAAGTGCCTCATTTCAATATAATCGCAATTTCCAGATTTTTGGCTCGTTTTGGACAGAAATATACCATGCCAGATAAAGATTCTGCATTAGCAAAGTTTTTGCCTATTGAACACTTTGAATTTTTGAAACGTTCTAGCGTATATCATCCACTGTTGGGCGTCCATCTTGGCGCATTGAGCGATTCTTCTTGCGCTAAGATGTTACATGCGCATTTGTGGGACAAAGATTCTCCGGTGACACAAGAAATGGCTGCGGCTCTCAATGTTGACTCTGCAGCTCGGGAATGGTTCAATCATGGAGAACAGATCTATGAGCTACGCCGTGGACAATTGTGTGAAGTGGCGAAGCGTCATGGTATACTACATCTTTGCACCGAGCTCGACAAGACTTACAACACCCGTGCCCAGGAATGGCACGCTAAATATAGTTCTGGTTTGGGAATTACCTAATTTCTCTTGCTGAAAAGGCGCCACTTGTCACGTGGCAAATCATTTGACATTTACATGTATGGTTACCTTTATATTTTATATTGCATTTTTATATAATTGCTTCATGTTCATAGGCACACTCCTAGTAGTGTACTTCTATTTAGAAGGGCTCTCGCCAAGCAAAGCTGAAAAATTGATGGCTTATAAGTCTAATGTCATCTCTCAAAATTGACTTACTACAACAAACAACAATATTATATTTCTTCAGTATATTGACACTACTGGAGTCTTAAAAACGTCCGAAGTGGGGGTGGTGGATTCCATCGCCCACTATTTTGAACCACAGTCAGGAATGATAACTGAAGGAGAGATCTATCAGATGTCTTCTAATTTGGTTCAAGAAAA